GCGAAAGGCCACGCCGACCCGCTTCTTGAGAACAAGGTGGACAAGATCAACGCCGCCATTACCGAAATGGAAACCAAGATCCAGGCCCGCGTGGATGAAATCGAGGCCAAGTTTAACCGTGGCGGGCTTGCTGGCCTCTCCGATGAGGACAAGGCAAAAGCGGAGTACCGCACAGCGTTCAACGCTTTTGCCCGCAAAGGTGATGTGCAGGCGGCGCTCTCTGTCGGTAGCGATGCTGACGGCGGCTACTCCGTCCCTATCGAGGTTGACAGCAACATCCTCCAGCTTGAGCGCAACGCCGTGACCATGCGCCGGCTTGCCAACGTTGTTCCACTCGGCACCCCGAACTATACCAAACTCGTCAACAAGGGCGGCGCCACCTCCGGGTGGGTCGGGGAAACCGACGCACGGCCAGCCACCAATACCCCGCAGCTTGCCGCGCTCACTCCGTTCTGGGGTGAACTGTATGCAAACCCCGGTGCCACTCAGCAGATGCTTGACGACAGTTCCTTCAATGTCGAAGCATGGCTTGCCAATGAGTTGACAATGGAATTTGCCGCCGCCGAAAATGGCAAGTTTGTATCGGGTACCGGCATCCTCTGCCCGAAGGGTATACTCGCATACGGTGTCGCACTGACCGCCGATGCAACCCGCGCCTTCAACGTCCTTCAGTACATCAAGACCGCCGAAGCCGCAGCGTTTAAGGCCGCTTCTGCTACCGTCAACCCGGCTGATTGTCTCATCGACATGCAGACCGCACTGAAACCGGCGTTTGCCAACAACGCAACATGGCTTATGGCATCAACGACCCTTGGCACTATCCGCAAATTTAAGGATGCGGTGAACGGCTCCTATATCTATCAACCCAGCATCGCGCTTGGACAGCCCGCAACGCTTCTCGGCAAGCCGGTTGAGATCGAAGAGGAAATGCCGGCAGTTGGGGCCAATAACTTCCCTGTCGCTTACGGCGATTTCAAGCGAGGCTACACCATCTGTGACCGGATCGGTACTCGCGTTCTTCGTGACCCGTTCACCAACAAGCCCTATGTGATGTTCTACACCACGAAGCGCGTGGGCGGGTTCCTGACCGATTCAAACGCAATCAAAGTGTTGAAGTGTGAGGCATAAATAACCAACTGATCGGGGGAGGGTAACACCTCCCCTACGGAGGATTCATAAATGAGTCTGGAAAACCTGAAAATTACCCCGGTCCTTGGCTATTTTGCCGCTGGGACCACGAAAAGGACCAGCACCATTATCGACATGGACGGGTGGGATGGTGTCATCTTCGCCGCAATCCTCGGCACAACCATCGAAGCCGGCACCGTCGATGTTTTCGTTGAACAGGATGTTGCAAATGCGACAACCAATATGGCGCGGCTTGCCACGACTACCGTTTACACGGTTCCTGCCACGCCCGCCGCTCTAACCGCAATCGAGGTTGATGTTTACAAACCACGTGAAAGATATCTCCAGGCGAACATTACCCCGGCGGCTCAAAACGCCGTCATCTGTGGCATGGTGGCAATCCAGTATAAAGGGCACTCTTGCCCTGTTACTCAGGCGGCCAGTGTCGTGAAGACTACCCGGCTTCTTTCTCCTGCTGAAGCGTAACAAACGTGGGGAGGTTTCGGCCTCCCCTCAACCAGTCAATCGGTAATTGTCATGGCTTTCAAACTCATCACACCCCCTGCTGTCGAACCGCTCAAGGTCTCGGACGTTGAAGCGCAAATCCGCGCCGACCTTTCGGCGGAAACAGCGCTCATTGAATCAATGATAGCCGTTGTGCGGGAACGGGCGGAAATAATTACCCGCCGTGCGCTCATCACTCAGACATGGGAGATAACGCTTGATTGGTTTCACCAGGATATCACGCTCCCCTTCCCTCCCCTGCAATCGGTAACGAGTGTGAAGTACATCGACACCGAAGGCATAGAGCAGACGCTTTCGGCAAATGATTACATCGTGGACACCGACAGCGAACCGGCCCGACTCGTCCCGGCATACGGTAAAGAGTGGCCGTGGACGCGAAGGCAACCGAACGCGGTACGAATCCGCATTGTATGTGGCTACTCCTTTCCCCTGTTTGACGCCGAAGCAGTGTATCCGGTAGGCGCACAGGCTAAATACATCGATGGGCTATCGTACCGGGCAAAAGTTGCCACCGCTGCGGGCGACCTACCCACCGACACGGCAAAGTGGGAAACGGTGTCGGAATCTGAGTCCGTGCCGCAGTCGATACGGCAATGGATGTTGCTACAGATCGCCAGCATGCACGAGAACCGGGAAGGGGTCAGCAAGGACAGCATGAACGTCCTGCCCTTTGTCGATGGCCTTCTTTCTTCATACCGTGTGGTGAGCTTTTGAAAGCGGGAACGCTCCGACATCTCATCACCATTGAACGCCCGCACACATCGAAGGTGGACGGCGCTCAAGTTGTATTCTGGGAATTCTTCGCTGAAGTGTGGGCAAATATCGAACAGATGAGAAGCTTTGACCGCTCAAATATCCAATCCGTATTCCCCGGAGCGGATCATTTCATCAAACTACGGTATCTGGAAGGGGTCACAGCGGATATGCGGGCTGTCTATAACAACACCGTTTATTCCATCCTCGGGACTCCAAACAACGTTGAAGGGCGCAACAGAGAGTTGATATTGACGGCTCAGAGCGGAGTCAAAGAGTCATGACGCTCCAAAAGAAGATAGCCGCCATTCTCGACGCTGCCGTGTTCGGCGGGAAACTCTTTTACCTTCAGGCTATCGACATTGCGCCCACGGTTAAAACCTTCGGCGTATTCAGCATCATAGGTGGGCAGGTATTCACCGACATTGAGGGTGAAGAAAAGGCGCGACAGCCGCGAGTACAGGTTAGCGTGTATTCCTCCGACGCTACCGAGTTTATAGCCAAGGTTGGCGCGGTAGAGACCGCAATGGCCGCAGCAACCGTCTCAGCGATAGGCATGAGCGCAGAGACATTGGCAGAAACTGCAACAGCGTTGCTGAATTCCCCGGCGTCAGTGCCGGTAGATGGATTTGAACCAGAAACACGGCGTTATTTCGCACATCTCGACTTTTACTGTTGGAACCAATAACTACCTCAACAGAGGTACTTTTTGCCGGATAACTACCGGCCAAAGGAGAACATCATGTCAACTCTCGCCATACTCGCCCAAGGAACCACCCTGCATATTGCGGGGAGCGCCGCTGCCGCTGAAGTTCTCACCGCCATAACGGTGGGGTATCCGACCATCCTTGCCATCACTGGTCATGCCGGGGTTGCAAATGGTGATGTGGTAACACTGGCCGGGTTTACCGGTGCAGATGCTGCCACACTCAACGGGCTGACCGCAGTAGTGAAAAACTACGCGACCGGCGGGACGAACGATACCTTTGCCATCGATATTAACACGGTGGGGAAAACGATCACCATCAACGCCTACCGCCTGGATCAAGGTAGGGCAGATTACCAACATCAACGGCCCCAGCTCTGCCGCGCCTGATATTGAGGTAACAGACCTTGATTCGACACAGAAGGAATTTCTTACCGGATTGGCCGACCCCGGCACCGTGACCATGGATGCGTACTGTGTCGATAGTGATGTGGGGTTGGCGGCCATGGAGGCATCTTTCAACGCTTCCACTTCCAAATCCTATAAGATCACGTTCCCCTCCGGCAGTACGCCGATTCGGACATTCTCCGCCTCCGTCCGTTCGTTTCCACAGATCGGCAACGCAAGCAAAGACGGAGTTGTCACCGGGACTATCGAACTCCGGCGCTCCGGTGCGGTTGTTAAATCGTAAGAAAGGGACAGCATGAACATCCTCAGCAAAGACTCAATCCTGAACGCGCAAGACCTGAGACGCGAAGTGGTAGAAGTTCCCGAATGGGGAGAAGGGGCCGCCGTGCTGGTGGGTGAACTGTCAGCAGCGGGGCGCTTGAAGTTTGCCGAAAGCATTAAGGAAGAAGGAAACCGGGACAAGACATACATCGCGCTTGCCGTTACCCACTTCATCATCAACGAAGATGGCGGCCGGATGTTTGACGATGATAGCGCTGATGCCCTGGCAGGCAAATCGTTACAGGTGCTGAAAAGGATCTTCGACAAGGCGCAGGCGCTCAACCTGGTTGAAGATGCGGCGATGAGTGACACGGCAAAAAAATAAAGGGCCAGCCGGAGCGGCTGTTTGCATTCCGGCTGGCCTTGCAATGCGGCTACCCTCACCCGCGCATGATGCTGGAAAGCATGACGAGCACCGAATTCGCAGAGATGATGGCATACGCCAGCATTGAGCCATTCGGGGAGCAGCGGGAGGAATTGCGGCACGGTCAGTTAATGCACCTGCTCGACAGGGCGAACTTCAAACGAGACAAGCCCTTATCCGTCATCGATTTCATGAACTTCATCCACAAACCAGAAGCAAAACCGCTCTCACCCGAAGAGGAACAAGCCAGGATAGATAGAGAGGTTTTCGGGCTATGAACGATATCCACACAGGAACGATCAGCATAACCGGGCTTGCCGACCTGGAAAAGCGGCTGCAGGAATTGCCGGACAAGCTTGCCCGAAATGTCTTGAGGGGTGCAGTTCGTGCCGGCGCTGTCGTTATCCAGAAGGAAGCGCGATCAATGGCGCCGGTCAGCGCCGAAGCTCACTATCTCGGCAAGGGCAGCAAGCGAGTAGAGATACAGCCGGGAAGCCTCAAGAGGGGCATCAAGGTAAGAATGGCCCCGCGTAAGTCTCGTACCTCTCCTATCGAATATTGGGTGTATATCTCGAAAAAGCTCTGGTACTGGAAATTTCTGGAGTTCGGTACATCCAAAATGGCGGGATCACCGTTTATGCGGCCAGCCTTTGAGAGCATGAGAGAGTCCGCCGTTGAGCGGCTGCGGGAATATCTTGCAGCCAGGATCGATAAAGAAGCAGCCAAGCGGGGAACCACATGAGCGGTCAACTAGGTGAACTCGTCGTATCGATAGCTGCAGATGTCGCCCGTTTTCGTGAGGACATGGGGCGCATCTCGCAGATTGCCGAAGATAAATCGAAGCATATGAGCAACGTATTCTCCGGCATTGGGAAAGGATTGATAGCCGGTCTGTCGGTGAGCTCTCTCGTCGCACTCTCGAAACAATCCCTGGAAGTATCGGATAACATCTCCAAAGCCTCGCAAAAGATCGGCATCGCCACGGAAACACTATCCGCCCTCCGGTACGCCGCGCAGCTGGCAGACGTGGATTTCGAAAGCCTCACCTCCGGTATGGGTAAATTCAACAAGTCCATTGTTGAGGCCGTGGGGGGAGCGGAAAAGCAGGAGCAGGCTTTCCGGTTGTTGGGTATCACGCAAGCGGAGTTGAAAAAGAATTCCCCTGATGAGGTATTCAGCAAGGTTGCCACCGGCATGGCCGGCATGGCCGATGGCGCCAACAAGACCGCCCTTGCTATGGCGCTGTTCGGCAAATCCGGCGCGAACATGATACCGCTGCTGAACGGTGGTGCGGAAGGGCTCAAACAGGCGCGGGAAGAAGCAGAGCGGTTTGGGCTTATTCTCAGCACGGAGACGGGGAAGCAGGCCGAAGAGTTCAACGACAACCTCACTCGGATGACGAATGGCTTTCAGGGCATCGTCAAACAGGTGGTGGCGAACAACCTGCCGATGATGCTCAAACTGTCCACGGCAATGGTTGATTTTGCCAAAGATTCAGAGTCGGTCAAGAAAGCATCTGATGACATTGCCGCGGGAATGAAAACTGTGGCATCTGTCGGGGCCGTGGCGTTCGGTATCTTCAAAGTGGCAGGCGATAACCTTGCATCTCTCGCCGCGGCGATGACGTTTGCAGCTGAGGGAGAATTCAAGAAAGCGTGGGACGCGTTGGGGAGTGGTGGCGCGGATACGGTGGCGGATATTCAGAAGACCACCGACATGATCAAAAAGATATGGGATGAAACTGCAGAGTCGAAGGACAAGGCCACCGGGAAAAGCGGTAAGGGCGGCAAAGGTGATGACCCTTTCCTGGGAGAGGCGGAGAAAAACGCACAGCTCCTTGCGGCGGTTACAGATAAGCGGCTGGCATACCTGAAGGCATCAGCGGCTACCGAAACCGAGATGGTAAAGGCTTCAACTCAG